GGATATGCTGAATTATAAACGTCTTCCATCAGTTCCCATGATTCTGCGATTGATGCAGCGAATATACCGACGATTTGTCCGAGTGTTGATTCCGGCTCGAGGTTAATTCCGGCGCCCAGAGCTGACTTCAATGCCGTTTCGATCTCCGTTTTTATGTCTGCCAATCGCTTTGCGACGAATCCGCTGTCTGTTATTCCGTATGCCATTAGGTTGTCACCTCCACGGTTACTTCGCCAGTGGTACTTCTGGCGGTAAATCTTAGGTCAAGCTCTCTTGTGTTGCTGACGTATGTCAGATTGAATTCCATGATTTCAAGCACTCCTGGCGTGGCCGTAATATGCGTTTTAAATATTCCCTCGACGACTCCGACGTTGATGTTCTTCTGCATGATGTCTGTAAGATATGGCAGCCCTATTTCGACGTTTAGAAACCATTCACCCCTGAATGTCTTTAACCGCTGCTCGAGCCTCTGCTTAACTTCGTCCTCTGCAGTGACCAGCGTCAGATTATTGTTTGTGATAGCAATATCGCCATTGCTCGTTGTTCTTAGATCGCTCATGATTCACCTCGCAGCGGCATGTATTTATTTGCGAATTCCTTGCCGCTTACAATCAGCTTCTTGCCGTCTTTATGCGTGACGATCCAGTCGCCCGCTTTGGCTATCTTCTTTCTGGTTGATACCATAATTTCGATGTCGTTCTTTACCCGTACTGCTTCTACTACAATGTTTCTGATTAAATACTCCTTTGGTTCGTCCTCTGTCATGGCCTTTGTCCTCCATTGCGTAGTTAGCTCGCTTTCGTTTTGATCGTTCCGACCGCTGTATTGACTACTGGCAATGTTGCTGGACCGGCCTGCACTCCGACGACCTGCAAAGTACTTAAATCACTAATTTTTACCAATGCTTCTCCGGACTCATCGCCCAGGTTTATATTTGTGCTTTCCAAGGTTATCTTTGTCGCCTGTATTTTAACGTTACCACCGTCAAGTTGTAACATAGCTTGCCCATTAGTTACCAGGATTTCTCCGCTCTCTTTTATCTCAATATACGCAGATTCGTTCGCCAATTCTACTGATGCTGTTTCTCCGTTTGGTTCAATCGGCTCCGTCTTTGGGTATAATCCCACAATGGCGACGGCTCCGTTTAAGTCAAACTTGGACGGGTCTTGCGGATCGACTTCACCGCCAAGCTCTATCCATCTCTCCAATGATCGTTCGTTAAATATCAATTGAACATAATCCCCGGCCTGGACAGGTAACTTAAGGAACGCATTGCCTGCTCTCGGGAAAATGACCGGAACGTTTGATATAATCGGCAGCGATATTGATCCGTCTTCGCTGGCGTACTTGCGCTTAAGCAAAGGTTTTACTTTTGCCAATTGCGTTTCTGGTTCATATGACTCAATCCTGCCTGGCAATGACGTGTGTAGGTTTCCCATGACCTGCTCGATGCCGTTCAGAATGACCTCGCTTAAGCTCGGGGTTCTGCTCATAATAACTTACCCTTTCCTTCTACCGTTGTCACGTAGTCGCCTTCGTCGGTGTCACCTACATGGCTCACTTTTTCTGCTATAAATACAGCCTTTCCGGTTAAAAACTTAGACTCTACTTGAACTTGTCTGCCAGGAACAATGTCACCATTCAGCAGGCTCTTGGCTACAAATCCTTCGTCTGTTTTGTTCGGAACGCCCAGGAGACCGGTTCGCTCATTAAGCAGCACCGCAGTCTCGCCGGTGTCTTGTCCTTTCGGAAATATCTGCAGCGCATTGTCCTGAACTGACCATTCCAAGCCTTCCTTCTTGGCCAATCTGTCCAGCAGATCGCTTACCTTACCGGAGAAGGAAAAACCATTTTTATACGCTGTCTGCGGGATGTTCTTTATGACGCCTCTGCTTATTCCCATTGCCGTGACCGCAGCATTGATCACCTGGTTAAACTTCGAGTCTGGCCCCAGGCTTACTTCTATGTGTGCATCGGTCAATCGCTTCTCTCCGTCCCCGCATTCGAGCGTGGTTATAACATCCGGCCCGGACCTGGTGTGTTCCGTCTTCTTGATGTCGCCGAGATAAATCACGGCGTAATTGCCGGCATAACCGGCTTCGAGTTTCATCAGCAGGTCTTCGCCCTTCTCGATAAACGAGCGCGAATCTTCCGAGAGATTGTACACCGATGTCTTGCCTTTGTTTGATGACTTCCCCTCGCTGCTTTTCTGTATATTGAATGATATCCTCGTTTCAAACTTCTTGCTTCCTATCGTCAGCCTGGCATTCCGAATATATAGCTCGCTCATGTGCCGGTCTCCACGTATATAAGCTTGATGTCATCGCCCAGGTCATCTCTTGTCGGATTGCGCTCCTGACCGGTCTCGTCAACAATCATAAAGTGTCCCTCGGGCAGTCCTTCGATGCTGCCTACGAATCTGCGTGTAAGTGGATAATTGATCAGCAATTTAACGCCAGCAAGCAGCATTTCACCGGCTGCATCCATAATGTCCAGCACCCACCGTTCCATGCGGGCGTTGTATCGCAATCCAAGCGTATAGACCACTTCTTCGATCGTGGTCTTTTGCGTGTATGCGTAGATGTCAGTCCTGAGTGGGACTTCTAAATAAGCCATCATTGACCTCCCGAAAGGAATCCAGGAAGCCACTTGGCCAGTATACTTGATCCCTTCCCTTGTGCATTCTCTGTTGCTGCTTCTGTCGGCTGGCTACCGAGGCTCTGGTTTTTCTGGCCGCTATGCTTCACGTCATCCTTGAATTTTGTGACCGGCACCAATTCTGTCTCCACCGTCCGGATTTGCTTCATGGTCATGCGAAACTCTAATGCTTCGCCTGTTCTCGGTGTCCTGGTCGGCGTGAAGCTGGTTATGATCATGTTCTCGTAAACCTGCAAACCACCTACAAAATCAAACGGCAGCCGGTCATCTCTTAATTTCTTAATGAATTTATATGCATCTTGCCATGCGTTCCCAGAAGCTATTGCCCGCAACGACTGCAAAATGCCTACCGGACTATTGGTCACTACCCCTTCGATTGACAAAGTGATCGGATCATTTGTCACATGATCTGTCACGTCTGCGCCGTCTTCGATCGTGTTTCTGGTCGGTGTTGATGTAAATTCCGGCGCTTCCAGTATCGTTGCGTCAAGCTCCAGGCCAATGATTGATGTCAGCCCTTGGTTTTCCGGCGTGACAAATCCCTTCTTGACATTCCGTCCGAATAGCAATTGAAAAAGTGCCATGCCCTTACCTCTCTATCGCAGGGGTCAGGTCTCGCCCTGCTTCCCTGAATATCTTCTCAAGGTTGCCCTCGATCGTTTGATTAACTCTGTTGGCTGTTTCCTCGGGATCAGCCGTACCCTGGATCGTGTTATTGATGACTGGCTTGATCTCTACTTGGTTGTTTGTTGCCGTCCCAGCCGTACCGCCAGGTGGCCTGGTTGTCGCCGGCGTTATGCTTTGCACGAAGTCCCTGGCGCCAGACGTGCGATCTCTTGCCGATTGCAGCGCACCAGTGATGCCTTTTAGTCCTGTAAGTCCAGCCAGCTTGCCGGTAATGCCCAGGAAGTTAAGGATTGACCGGACCATGTTATTCATGACTTCAATCACCGGCTTAAAAAAGTTTGTTGCGAATCCGGCAATCTTCTTCATCCATGCCCATATCAATTTGAACACGTCAACGACGAGTAGGACTTGTTCCTTCCAGAATCCGAACAGGTCTTTGATAAATACCACCGCTTCGGGGAAGTTCTTTTGCATCTGTTGGACGATCCTGCCGGTTATACTGTCCTTGCCTTGGAAGTATGAGACTATATCCTCGATGATCAGGGCAATGGCTGCGATTGCTGCACCTATGGCGATCGGTATCAGCAGCAGTTTGGCTTGGGCAAGCAGTCCGGCTGCGCCCATCTTTGCAAAGGCTGCGGTAACCATTCCGATGTTTGCCACAAGCGATCCGATATAAAACGCAAGCTTCAAAGCGATAAAGGCCGAGAATGCTCTTATCAATGTCAGCAGCACGTTCTCGAGCCCGCCGAAGGCCAGCGTTAATGATTTGAGGATTAAAAACACGTTTTCAAGCACGCTGAATAAACTCTTGGCCATCTTGACCAGGGCTTGGACAAACCGAAGGACTCTTTGCTTGAGCAGTTCCTTGTTTGCGTCAATCCATTCGAGTATCTGCGTGGCAATCTTTTTCGCTTCCGGCAGAAGGTCTTGCCCGATCTCAATTGCCAATATCGTGAAGTTGTCCTTGAGGTTTGAGATGATGCCGAACAACGATTTGCTCTGTTTGATCATCAGGTTGGCGAACCGGCCAGATCCAGTTGTTAGATTTTTTAACGCCTGATTGACGTCCTGGAATGATACCTCGCCACGACTGACCAGGTCTTGGACTTCCTTCTCGGCTATGTTTCTCATCTTGGCAATTTCCTCAATGAGAGGTACGCCTGCTTCCGTAAACTGCCGGAGTTCCTGGCCGCGTAGCTTGGTTGCTGCCCGCACCTGACCCAAGGCCAGGATTAATTGTGGCAGTTTCTCCCGTCCTACACCTGCTGAGATATTGCCGAGCGATTCCATTGTTGGGATGATCTGATCGGCTGCAAATCCAAATGCCAGCAGTCGCTTCGATGATTCAATTAGTCCTTGAATTTCAAACGGTGTCTTTGCTGCGAATGTGGTTATGTCTTTTAGCAGTACCTTGGCACGATCAGCGCTTCCGAGCATTGTCTCGAATGCAATCTGAGCCTGCTCGAAGATCCCGGCTTGGCGCAAGAATATTCCACCGACCGCTGCGCCGACTGCTCCGATCGCAATTCCGACGGTTGATAATGTGCTTTTAATGCCATTAATGCTGGCATCCATCCGCCTGAGCGGTTTTTCATCTATATCGAACCCCCACGTTGTGACGAGTTCGCGCAAGGTCGTTGCCATCGCCCACCCCTGTTACTTCTTTTTTGCTCGCGCCATCTTTGCCTGCCATGCTTCCATTTCCTCCCTGATGTCCAATGCTTCGTGTGCATCAGCCAGGTCGCAGAGTGTCCAGCTGCGTTCTATTTCTTCGAGCGTTGCGATCCCTGAGAGGACGACCCGCCAGACGAACCACTGGATTGTTGTTTGTCCTGGGTCATATCGCTCGGAGACACCCTGCGTATAAACTTTCCGAGCCCGTCTCTTAGGTCGACGAAAAAATCATTGAAGTTGTACTCCATTGCCTTGATCGCTACGTTCATCATGTGTTTAAGCTTCCCTTGGAAGTGG